TTTCCACCCCCAATCCAAAATAGAGAAGAAGCACAGCTGGCTGTTTCCATTTCAGTATCTAATGTGATTGGTGTGGCGAATCCTGTAGTTGTACCTACAAATGTAGTCCCAGAAAGAACTATTGATGTTAATGCCACTGCTGCTGTTGTACCGCTAACTGTATGGGTGCCGTTATACAGTGGCGAATTTGTTATGCGTGCCTGGCCGCCGCTTAAAAATTCAAATGAGCCACCGGTTGGGGTAATTAATTTAGTGCCACCAGGGACAGAACATGCAGCAGTAAAGTTGGTAGTCCCGCTGTATTTCATGAAATTACTCCAAAATCTGAATCGGGTCGTTGGTTGCCAAGTATCAGATGTCCATAATTTGGATGCGATTATTTTAGTAGCATTAGAACCAGCACCCTTAAATCGAATTGCTAATTCTGTAGCATCTAGCGGCCTTCCGACATAATAAATACCAGCAGCAAAGCTGATAGTTCTGCCGATACTAAAGGACGGATCTGATGTACGAATAGCGCAATTTATTGCAATATCATGTCTACCGTCGTGCACTGTAGACCCCTGTAGACCCCACCACTCCGGAAATATTTCACTATTTCTCATTGTGCCTTTTATAGTACTAGCCGGCCAGTTGCTAAATATTTGCACCCGAGGGGCTACCACCTCGCCCTCGATAAACAAAATAGTTAAACCTGTTCTGATGAACTTATATCCATTAAAAATGATAGAACATCGCGCTGGAATTGAAAGATTGCCCGGCGCGCTAAAGGAAATATCTTTGCCTAGAATTATAGTCTGAATTGATGAGTTGTTTTTAGCTGCTATGAGTTCGTCATACGTCGTAACAAATGCCTGCGACCCGCCGGCCCAAAAGCTAGAATTAGAACTAACTAACGAAAATAGAGGCAGACTATTATTTAAATTCAACAATGTAACTCGACCAAATCCATCTGCCCCTGGCTGGCCATTATCACGATAAATCAACATCTGGGCCGATGAGGACAAAGACGCTAACGAAGATAGATCCGTAAAATTAACAATACATGCCATATAATTGTATTTACTTAATGGATTAGCTTGACAAAGAATAAAGTGACAAAATACTAGAATTACCACCCAAGGAAAGAACAGACCCATTCGGAGAAAGTGCCATATAACCTTGATGTATTTCTGGAATGCGTGTGCCGCTAAGTGTTACCACTTCGCAACAACCACTACCAACAGATGACATCTGTTCCCATGTTCTACCACCAATACCAGGACTATCTGATCTCAATTCAATAAATGAGATTGGATTTACGATACAATTCTTTTTAACTGGATCATAAGATCCCATCGATGCCCAAGACCAGCACCAGCTATTTTTACACATATCAGATCCAATGATTGTGTCAAGAGATACTCTTAGTTTATCAAGATTTGCATACAGATGCTTAATTACCCGATTGATAACGTCTGTAAATACAAGCTCATTTTGTCCAATGAAACATTGGCTGAAATCGAATTGCGGTAGTTCTGCTGTCAACATCGGTTCCATATCAATAGATATATTACCAGCAAGATCGATGCTTCTCACATATTTGGAATGTATGTTTTTGGCGAGCAATTCGAAATTATCTTTGATTCTGTTAAATACGACATTATATACCCAGTCTTGAATCAAATCTTGTTCTTCGATCAAAATATCATCAGCTTTCCATAGTGCACCTTCAATATCATTTATAATGCTCTTGATTGAAACAAAATCTGTATTTTTATAGATTGATCGGGTGTCGATAATATAAACGCCTCTACCATACTGACAGATGCTATTGAGTTGAGTTACATATGGCGTATATAAAGGCATAAAATATCCGAGATAATACCCCTGAGACGTAATCTTGGATATGTGTGTATTATATACGATATAAATTATACCATCATCAATATTATTAGCATGTATTTTAACAGGAGTGCCTGCAAAAGGATTGGCGATGCCTGATATTGTGCTAACATATTCGCCTGTGTTATTGAATGTGTATATCTGGCCATCTGCTGTTAATACATATACATTCGCTGCAGTATCTGTAGTGATGGATACTAAATTATTCTTCATTACCCATTCCCCGTGAGAAATGTTATAGAAGTATTGCATCTTATCATTATAAACTTTAATGACATCATTATTCTTGTCAATCACGTATATCTTGCCTAGATTATAATGGATATCAGTCGGGGTGTTAAATCGATATGGGCGATGAGCATTGCCCAAACCACCGATTTTGTTTAAAAATGTAAACGTTCCAGTACTATATTCGATGCTGTAGACATATACGCAATGATTCGCGGTGTCTGTTATGTATATTTCTCCATCGTCATTAATAGCAATGGAGTCTAGCTTCCCTACGTAATCTTTTTCTCCGACGAGATTAGTATCGTTTAATTTTCTCGAAAGTCGATCCAAATCATATATTTTAATACTATCCGTGATTGTATTATCTGTATTCCGATCAATTACAATTAATCTATCATTGTATATCTTGGCATCTTGTACGTCATGAAATTCAGTAGCGTCGAATTCTGGGAAAACATTAACCCAATCTGATTCGGATACATCATTCCAACGATGGCCTTTGCTATTCTCCGCTCCTAACCATTTATTAAACAATACTGGCAACTTGGTATCATTAAGTTTTGATTTATTGATCAAATAATCAAAATTAGCAAGCAATTTCTTGAGTGAACTATTAATATTATTAGCATTGGCAATCTCGTTTGGTGCTACATAGATTTGATCCAAACTATAAGGGAATATTAATTGTTCGTTGTATGTTCGTGCATTTTTGTCAAACGTGTCAAATGCATTAACTACATTGATAGCTCTATCATATTTCGATTCAATTGTCGTTTGAATTGATGATAGGAGCCCGTATGTATTCGCAGATACGGAGATAGAATATACACCAATGTCATTAAGGTTGTTAAACGCAAACGTTTCAGTTGATGCTGGATATACTTGTGTCTGGCCATTAAATGTTATTGATATCGAGCCCAATCCATAATCAGCACCACCACAGTTTGTATTTTTGTAATAATTTTTGATTGTCAATGCAGACCCAATAGCATAATAATCTTCATCCCAGAATAGATTGAATGTTGGTATCTTAATCGCCGTAATTGTGTCTACTCTTGTAGATGTTGTTGTTTTACCAATTTCTACAGAATTGTACGCATTAGTTACTATTGTATCTGTAGATGTGATAGCCAAGACGGCACAGTTGTATGAGTCTGGATCTGTGATGATATTATCAGGAATTGTAATGGTGTTATTGTTAAATCCAGAGACTAAGCTATACTCAATCGGTCCATATGTTATTGATTGTTGTGTATCCAGACTACGAATGTTTACATATGAGGTAGTAGTACCCCCAACAACATATTCGCCTTTATTATTTGAAGTAAATACAGCTGCATCATATAAACTACTAATTGAATCCGAATAAAAATATACATCTGCAGGCTCTGCTGATATCACAGGCGTTGCCAAATCGATAAATTGCAATGGCTTGAAATAATCAGACGTGACGCTAGAGTTTGCTGTATAAATTACATTATTGCGATCTTGTAGTAAGTTAATTGCATTTTTAACATTGACATATGCAGTTTTATTATCATCATAATCCGCTCTCGATGTAAGAGCAGTTAATGAAGGGACTACATCTAGCTGTAGATAATACCCCTTGACAGATATAGCAGATAATGTACCCGCAGTTCCTTTGATTGTGGCTGATGCAATTGGTGAATTGGTTACATATTCCTTTTCGTTTCCAATGGTCCATGCATATGTTTTATATCGTGTTCCGAACGAGCTTAACACAAGTGTTTCTGTATGGCCATTTCCAACGGTTGTTAATTGTGTATTAACTGTTATTGAGTTTAGAGTGTTGACTGCTGACGGTCCTTGGTTGGTAAATGTATTAACCGTCCACACCTTTGCACTGAGCTCATTGACAGATGCTTGTGGTGATACATATACATAGAGTGGTTTTGACTTCAGAATAGCATACTCTCCATTTTGATATGTAAATTTTGATGATAAATTAAACGTACCAATGCCGGCGGATAATCCAGATAGTGTAGAGGATGTAAATACCAATTTTTGCGTCGCAGATGCGACTGAGTATGTAGTAGATAATGCAGATGTTGATATCCATCCATGTTCGACTTGTGGTACAGTCAACGGAGTTAATTCTGCTGTAAATGGTTGTGTTATTGAGCTCAATACGACAAGCGTATTAATTGTATCAATATTGCCAATATAGAATGCAGATCCGGCAGTACCTGCGATTGCAATATTAAATTTAGAATAGAATATATCTTGACTTGGGAAATAATTAACTGGCAATTGTATTACTTGCGTTGGTGCAATACATGCTGGGGTGTGGAATGTTTGAATAGTAAGTCGATCTTTTTCTGGTGCAACTACATTGAGAGTTTTAGGCATCAATGTTTTGACTTTGTAATAGGCCGTGTTTCTATTGTCAACACCCAAAGGAATTTCTTGCTCATTATTTCCGTTATTGTCACATTTAAATAAAAGCGAAACACCTCGGATGCTGTCGACATTAAATGTGGTATTCTCGTATACTGGCGGATTATAGATTCTATTGTTTTTGATGAAGTAGTTTCTTAATAGAAGACTATTATCAATATCACTATCATATGATACAACACTAAGTCTGCTAACAACAGTACTGCTGTAACTGTATTGAGGTGTTAATAGATTTGTTGTGTTGTCTTGACCTAAATCCGGGTAATATATCATTTGCCCTGTCAAGATATTATTAGTAACTCCATAGTTTGACAAGGAAGCTCCTGTAACAGAAACACTGACAGTTATTGGATTAACTCCAATTTTATCAATTATAATTTCATTAGCATATGTTGCTTGTGTTTTGCTATGCGATGCAATTGTTTTTACAATTGGTGTTCTGGTGAATGTATTTGGTATTTCTGTAGGCTCGAGCGCATACTCTACAACATTAGTGTATAGAGGTAATGTTTGGAAACTTACATATGGCATCGCAGACATATTCACTACATTTGATGTGCCTGCTGCTGCGGTTATTGGTATAAATTTCGTTGTTGCATACGTTCCGTCAATATCTAAGAATTGAACATTCCAAATAATAGAGCACGCGCTCGCACTACTGGATGCAAGCATATCTTCGATCGCAGGTAATGCTTTAATTCTGACAGAGTCCGTAGCATCATCATCTGTTGTATGATAAAAATTCAACACCATTGAATTATATGCTGCTGTTGGATACACAGTAAACGGATCCGCTCTATATTGTAGCTGTCTGCCTAATTTAGGTGATTTATAGATATATGTTTTTGATTCTTTGATTGGTGTGGTGATATCATCATATTGGCATCCAATAACTTGTGAGTACATCTTCAATTCATAATCAACTTCTACTGGCGAATCTGGTGGTGTGATGATGCAGAATTTAGATGATAGAGGGACAAGCGCGGAGGTGAATCGATGTGTTTGTGGGTTGAGTGTTAAAATTCTGCCGTCATATGGCTCAATAGTCGCGCCTATGGTTTTGTCGTAAATTGTATTGCCTGTCGAATAACGAATATTCAGCATACCGACTTTATTATCGATCAGGTTAAAATTGCGGAAAAAGTTATTAAATACAGTCTCATTCGCATTGGTGTTAAATGCATATACATACTCAAACAATGTGCCAAGTTCTTTTTCTGCAGTTGCAAGATAATACGCAATCGATATGTAATTTGTGCTACTATAATTTGGATTCAACGTCCCTTTGATTAGCGTTGGATAATCAATCGCAGTTTTGATTAGCGATATCTCATAATTGAATCTAGCGTAGTTTTGATCGGCGTAGTATTTAAGAATTTCGTCATATTTCGTTTGTGTTATGGCACCGCGGCGCAGTGTGTCTTTAAATGCCTTGACATACAAATCAAATACAGTCTCAAGACCAAGACTGAATATCAATTTAACAATATTCAAATTGGTACCCAAATATGCAGGATTACTTAATGTTAATGACGAAGCAACATCATATGCGGCAGGCCAGGCTGCAAAGACAAAGCTCTTGGTCAACAAATCTATGATAACGTTATATTCCTCTGCAGTAATACTTGTGCTTCCGATTAATTTGCCAATACTGAATAAATCATTTGTCAATACAAAGCTGAGAGTATCATTTCCAGTAGACCCTGCAGCTGCTAGAGATGAGAGAACGGGGCTCAGTTCCGCACACAGACTTTCAATTGGAGTCTTAAATTCATTCGCAGTACTACTCGACGTCGACTGCAAGATATATGCACGACACTCTTCATTAAACGTGGTCTGTACATTTTTGAAATAATTGCCTGTTGTGGTGAGCTTGTAGAATATTTCAGTATCGAAATCATCCAGGGATATGCTCGATCTCGATACTCCAGCCAATTCTTTTATTGTTTGCTGTATGAGATTAATGAATACTTTAGCACCGCCATTAATAAATGATATAGATTGATCAAATATAGATGTTTTAATTGCGGTATTTAATCCGTACAATTGTAATGCAATTTTATTATCATCGTATAAATCAGATGCATCTGTTTCATAGAACAATGCAACATCTCTTAATGACATTGACAGATCTCCTGACAAGAATGCAGTTTGAGCTGAAATCGCACTAGTTTCGACTTGATATGTTTGGTTTGCAGATCTTCTTAGTTCGTATGGATATGTTATGTCATACACATTCATAGACACTTCATATGGTGTTAATTGCCCGTTTGATTCAATTTTATATACAGATAGAGTCGGTGTTTGAGTTCTATTGTCTACTTTAGTAACCGCACCCAAGCAATTGAATTGCAAGTAGCCATAATATGCATCGCTTGAAGCGAATGGTAGTATTGTAGTGCCGTAATTGCTAACTATATGTGGTGTAATAAAAGCAGAATTGCTTGTCACAGCTGTTCTAGCACTTAGGGTGTTAAACACCATTTGAAGCCCGTTGACTTTTGATGTATTGGTATTTGAAGTTATTGTACTTGTGTATGTGAATAGCCACAGTGGCGTATTTGTCGAGCTGAATGAAATCGACGAAACGGCATTAAATGAAGTTAATGCATTCAAACCAATTTGTATCGATGATGCGTAATTATACGCCTTAATCGATGTGATTGTTGATGGATATGTTGGGTAGTCGTTTCTGTCTACAATCGATGACAAATTATATACGCTAACATCGTATCTTGCAAATACATTATTGCCTACAGTTCGTACACTTTTATCAATCAGGCTCAATTCATGATCGTTAGGAGATTGGCCAATTACTTGATACGTAGGATAGCCAGCAAAATCGTCATACTTGTTATCGTAAAATCCACGCAACAGCGCATTTCCTGTAAGTTTATATCCCGTGTTTAAGAAAAGAGCAAACGCACCAGTTTGATAATTAATAACACTTGTTGCGCTGTTAACAAAATATTCATTGAAAATTGGGTCCCTCCCTACAAGGTTACCAGAGACTGGATTAGCTCCCGTCATAGGAATGTCCCGCACAAATGCAGTTCCAGAGCTGATAACAGGGACTGTAACGGATGACAATTCTTTTAGCAATGTTTCGCGATATCCCGAACTATATCCATATGTTGCAGGTATTTCATCGAACGTATACTCACTATCTTTATAGAGAGGGCTGTCGTATGAAAATTCTAGAACAATGCTACCAGGCAGCAATTCTTCGCCTAGTGATTGTGACGCACCTGCTACTGATAATAAGTTATTCGAGAAAGACGACGCACCGTCTACTGTGGTTGCTACATTTACATCAACATGGCGATATACTTTTGGTGTGTTGATAATAGCACTTAACGCACTGATTTGATTCGTTGTAATTGGTGTATAAGATGCAGGCGAAACTGCATAATTCAAAAATGCAAAATTATATGGCGATGTATTTGCTTGGCCTGTTTCTAAAGTGCTACTTGTAAATAAGTCATATTCCCAATTTCTTAATCTCGCAGATAAATCGAGACGACCCGATGCAATAATTGCTGATGGTTCCCTATTGTCTGTATATGTTAAATGCGATGGTATAATGTAATATGCAGACCCTGCCGTTAGTGCCATAGATGCCAACTGATCTTGTTGCTGCCCTTCTGTTCCTGAAAATGTAAATATCGATTTATTAAATATTCTACTAGTAAAAGTCGAATGATCGTTAAACGGCAAATAAAGCCCGCTTGTTGTTGATTTGATTGTAAACGACGGCACCCCAGATAGTGTTGACTGTGCCAATTCTGTAATAACAGCTTCGACTGTTGCACCTGTTGTATATGTAAGTCGCGGCACAATTACTGCATTTAAAGATGCGGAATTGTGTATTCCGTCAATATTAATCGCAATCGTAAGAGGCGTATATCCCGCAATTGAATAAATGGGGCCCGAACCAGTAGTCGATAGTGCTGAATGCGTTACTCTGAACGATTCATTTGGCCAAGCAGTTAATGTCGAAACTTCTACAAACATCTCTAATATTTAGATGACGTATTGTTTATTCCCACACGATTTTGTTTAGTTTAGCACCAACGGGTGTTATCTTCGTCAATGCCTTGCAAATAGCGTCCTCAATTGATTCTTTTAAATCTTCACTATCCAAGTCGCTATTCAAAATGCGTATGTTGAAAATATTTGACTTAAACCCAGGAGTCCTGTGCGTATTGAACCTATCAATCGTCTCTATATATTGCCTTGTCGGTGCCGTGACGTTAAATTCGACTGGGGTGAATTTAAGTTTCTTTCTAGATAACACCAAGACATCTCTTTCAGATAGTGCGCAGGAATAAACTCTAATGTCATCGATCTTGCCCACCATAGTTGGTTTTTTATCTAAAAGCCATGTATATTCCTTTGTATCGTGACTATCGTTTGTGTTGCCAATATAAAATGTATTTTTATTAGTATAATCCAACATGTATTGGCCCTCCGCAAATGAAATACTATCTATTGTTTGCCCATCGACATATAGTCTGGCGACTCCATTAGCAGAATCAAAAGTAAGTGCTAAGTGGTGCCATCCTCTCGACAATGCGTTTGTAGGTGCTATAAGTTCTTTTGCCGATACGGATGTTCCGTTTGTAATTTTGAAATTGGCTGTAATATAATTTTTGTCATCCAAGCCAGGATTTAACAATTTGGCATCGCGATAAAAATTATATTTTGTGCAATATTTTGCGAAAGTCAAATTCAATTTGTTACGATCTCTGCCTGGATAATTGCCTGTGCTGAAATAATCGGTTGGTTTAATTATTTTCTCAAATCTGCCAGACGAAGAATATTTTATGATCGATTGTTTGTCCATAACCCAAATGAAATCCTTCCAACCAGAATTGGTGAGTTCACGAGTTATTGCTAATTTTTTAGGCCCGGAGGATATATACGGGTATGTTCTTTTTAGTAAAATACTACCGTCTTTGTCAAAATGGTAAAGTGTATCATCTTTGATCATCCACAAATTAAGATCACCATCTACTTTCAGATCGTCTGGTGATGTAATATGCAAAATGTAATTAATGTTATTTTTGATCAGGTTGCTTCCAAAATGATGCCAGTAGTTCCCGCTTAAATCCTCAAATGCTGTAGTACCAATATATGGTTGTATATTTGATGCACTGTCTATAAAAAATCCAGTAATATCAAATCCCTGCAGTGTTGATAATGGCAAGAAAGTATTTGTGAGAAATGCTAAAGGTTTAGTAGTCAGAAGGTCGCCATTTCGGTCATATTTTTTAAATACCTTGTTACTGCTATACACGTAAAAATTGTTGTATTTGTCATGTCTGGCATATTTGTATGTCGTTGCCGGGAGGTCAATAATATTCTCAAATACATTATTAATTGGATTATAGACAAATATTTTATTCTGATTATCGTCCAATATCCAAGCACGTCCTTCGCCATCAACGCTCATATCTGTAACCGCTGCATTTGTGCCTGGAATTGCTTTATCAAAAAGATATCTTCCTTCTGTATTTGTTACGAAAATATGACCGTATGTGCTATCAGTATAAATCAAGAAATCATCTTTAATTCCTGTGTGATATGATAAACCATAACCACCATTATAATAATTTCCAATTATTTGATCTGCTGCTGCATTTGACCAGTTGTCAAAATAAACCCACGCAGCCACGGTCAGGTTGTATTTTGCAAAGAATGATTCGCTTGCGGAATACGAAATATACTCACTGCCTGTAAATGTAAATTCCGAGTTATTAAACCTTGTATAGGTTATGTTATCTTCGGTACTATTTGTTGCGTTTTCAAGATTGGCTTTAGTCCAATTTTTAATTTCAAGGACCTTGTCACAATTATTGAAATCAGCATCTTCAATTAGCTTTAAGCTATACTCTGCGCCGATATGAAAATATTTGTACAAAACACCAGCCTCGAATGTCAATGTTGATGGCGCGTCTGAAATATACGGATTTGGTTCATCTGCAGTTAGTGCTAGCTTATATTCAATCTGTTGTGGATTATACCATCTATCAACCCATATAGACTGACAATTATTGCCACTCAGCCAACTGCAAAGCCATGTGCCGTTTCGTGTTGTAGAATTGCCATTGTTTGTGCTCGTTTCGTATCCGAATTGTGATTTCCAAATACGATCTGCTTTTATAGGAGATAGGCCAGCTATAGCACCAGCTTCAATCAAACCAGATGACGAAATTGGTACCGTTGATGTACCATATGGATAATGGAAGTATGTCAGCTTATCTGGTTCTAAATTAAATTGTTTCGTTGATGCACTATATGATGTAGTGACTTTATTATAAGCGTCATCGACAATATTATCACCTAGAGTAACTGTTTGGTAGTCCCGATTTAACACTACATCATTTCTTTTACTATATTTGTATTCTGGTGTGAAAAGATTCTTTAGAGATACCGCATTTGATTTTAGCTGTCCTGTATAGTCTGTGGTTGGTGTGTATGTGCCACTATCTTTGAACGATGTGGCGATTAAATAGTTATTAGGAAACGATTGACTCGATGCGATTTCCATGTCTCCGTAAATTGTGTCATTATTATCAATTACACTTTCATATTTTACATAGCGGCTCGAATTTAATGTATATGGCTTGATAGACAAATCTACATTTTTAAGCTTGAACAAATATGAATAGCAGCTATTGGCAGATAATGGGTTGTAGGTTTCAAAGGTCACCAATGATGTTCCTGGTGTTGATTCGTCATATGAAACCACACGATACCCACTAGTGTCGCACGTGCTACAAAATAATACAAGAGTGTTTGTGTCTGTATTCAGAATATATTTGAATTTTTGAAGATGTTCTATGTCGGAGTTATATACATCAAAATAAGCACATGCTCCAGTGGCGTCGACTGTTAGATATAAGCGCTGATTTAAATCTTCCGAAACAATGCTTAGTGCATCATCGTTTGTGTCAAACTCTAATTGGAATATATTATTCGTAGATTCCGCAGATGTTGCGATATTTGCAGAATCATACCGAGTTCTTGTTAAATAATACCCACTCGCTGAGGTCATAATACAGTTGCGTATTAAATTGTTTTGGTATTTGACCTCATCTCTTTTTGTTTCAATGGTTGGTGCCTCTATAAGATCAGTTAAAAATACAAGACTATTTTCGTTAAAATCCAAACTACGAATACATGATGCAAGATTATTTTCTGAGAAAATTAACCCATCGCTGGTACCAATAACGGCATCGCTTAAATCTAGCTTATTATTGATATAGCTAACGCTAACTGGTTTCCAGTCGATGTATTTTACTGCCATAGATTTATTTAGGGGTATAGTTTAATCATTGAAATACTTTGCACATAAAGAGCGATATGTGCTGTCTGAAGTAATCGAACTGTCAAAATTTGGATCTGCTATTACTGTATATATTTTCCCTGTTGTTTGATTTTCAAAAACTAAGAGCATTTCATTTTTGTTGATGTACCTTGTTTTGATTAGTCTTGTTGTGCTTCCATTGATAGATGATGCTGAATCTAGACGTATCGGGCCCACCGGCACGGCGTATGCGGTTGGTTGGAAAGTAGTGACGCTGTATGCAGAAATGCGGACCGTGAATGTTTTTTGATCTAATATGCTCTGTCTTGTATATGTTTTGGAAATATTATAATTACGCACATTCCCGGGATCTGCCGAAACTGGAAGTGCTGAGACGGCCGAAGCAGGTGCAGACGAAGCAAACCAAAAAACGGTCCTAGACGAACCATCCCCAAAATCAAAATATACCTTTGCAAGATTTGCGGGTGGAAGTGTGGACATTAAGAACGTTACAGTTATAGGCGACGTCCCACTGATTGCTGATATGCTTGTTAGATTGACATTTGCTGTCATACAAATATTTACGTTGCAAATCTTTTAAACAAAGATTATAATATTGCATGAAATATTTAATTTTAGGAATTGCGGGCAAAGCGACGTCAGGTAAAGATACTTTTTACGAAATATTGAAAAATTCTTTACCGGAATACCAAGTGCGGAGAGTCTCGATTGGTGATTATATTCGTATCGACATAAATCATCTTGGGTACTTTGCTAGTAACAATCTTAATGTTTTTAACTTTACGCCTGCGGAAAAAGAGGAAATCCGGCCGCTAATGGTGGAATATGCCAACCTAGTTCGCAGCAAATCAAAGGGCACTTATTTCTTAGATATAATTGATAAACAAATCGAGCACACCGTCACTCAGTCTGTAAATCGTTCGAAATACTATGATTCGGAACGAATTATAGGGTCGCAAACGAATCCCATCGATTCGACAAAACCGTTAATTTTGTGTATTACAGATATTCGTTTTCAAGAATATGAAAATGACGAAGTTAATTGGTTGCAGCAGAGGCATAATGGTAAATTAATCTATATCGATCGATACGATCTTGTTGATGGAAACAAAATGCCAATTTCCTTTATCAATGAGACTGAAAAGGAACAAATCCCTAAATTGATGAATCGAGCAGATATATGCATTAGCTGGCCAACCACTCCAGATCTTAACCTTAAAAATTATGTCACACCAATCGCAGACGAAATCCGACAAAATTGGTTGCCTGTATAAAGCAACCTACATAGAAAGATTCTTTATTATCCTTGATGAATCTGAGCTGAGTTTGACATTACTGATTTACCCAACCTATTCCAAAGCTGTTGTGTCTAAAACAGAATTTTTAGCTAGCATTGCACAAAAACAAGTTGAGTATATTGCAACCCTGCCGCAAAGTGATATCACAGATCTACAGAAGTCATATTCTGGTGACAAATTAGAACCATTCAAACAAGCATATGAAGATTATCATCGACGGAAACAATCTATTATTTCGAGCGAGCTTTGCGATTCCTGAATTTCGGAATAGTGACGGCGTGAATATTGCTGCAATCGCACAGAGTTTGAAAATGATTCGGTCGTATGCTATTGGATATGATACCAAGGATGTCATCGTTACATGGGACCAGAAGCTTGATTATGATCCAGCAAGACCTTCGTTCCGCAGTGAGTTGAATGATAATTACAAGCAGAATCGAAGCGACAACACGGCAGTGTATCATACCGTTTCATATATTATTGAGTTTCTTAAATATATGGGCGTTCCTTCTATATATCCATATCGAATGGAGGCGGACGATGTTATTGCATGGCTTTGCCAAAAAGAATCTGGCGCGATCACAGTCATTTCCGGTGATAAAGATCTTTTGCAGTTAGTAAATGAACGGGTTAGTGTTTTTAATCCATACCAGAAGAAAACATACACACATTTGAATTTTGAAAATGAAGTAGGACTTCCTATCGAACAATTTGTATTGTATAAATGTATTTTAGGGGATCCTTCCGATAACATCAAAGGGCTCGATAGGTATGGTGAAAAGAAATCAAAGAAATTAGCTGTGGAGATTGGTGGCTTTGATAATTTGAGTAGTGTTTGCGATGCTCATCAGATTGAAGTCATTCTCACTAATCGAAAAATCATGGATTTGGGTATGGGGTGGTCTTCAGAGCCAGACGAGATGAAATCGTATGAAGATCAATATGCTTGGTTAAATACTACACAGGATCCGGTGAAATTTGTCGAACTCGCGAATAAATTAGAAATGACCAAACTTGCCAATGATAGTCACTACTGGCTTAATCCATTTACATCGAAATTGAGTGACGTCATGGCACAATGGTTTTCATAATATGGAAATACGTACGTATCCAATTAACGATTATAATCTTTATGCCTGCAATTTAAAATTGCACATATCAGAGATTCTAGCGTTGCACTATGATAGTGAAGCACTATTTGAAAAACAATTGATTCAGAAAATCAAAGAGCAAACTGCAGAAGTTGCTGAACGCATTAAAACCCAAAAAGAAAATGTTTAGTTCATTTTTTGTACCTCTCTTTAAATCGATTCTATTGCTGGTCGTAGTGGGGTCGAGTATATCTGGTGTATTCTCCTTATTCTTTGACTGGAGTCTGTTAAAATTCAGTATTGCGACGGCAATCGCGATAGTCTTGCAGATCACTGTTAAATGGTATGCGGATCTCTTTCGTTCCTCAAGAATTCAAGAATTAGTTGATACAATGCCATCACCAACAATCAAAATGAATATTGAGTGTGCGTTCTGCAAAAAGCCCAGTATCATTGATTATAATGTGTATGAAGAAGAATACGAATGTGTGCATTGCAAAAATATAAATGCCATTTACGGTAAATTTTATGCTGCTCGCAAGATCGTACCAGTAGATACTTTATTGACTAATCATGAATCCTCAATACAGTAACATCGATACATCAAAATATAGCGAAATGCTTCGTTCAATGGATATTTTTAAATCTTCTTTGATCGACGAAACGCCTGCAGATAGAACCAAAAAACATCTAGTAGAGCTTACCTGCTTTGATAAAGACTGCTATACTGTGGGTGAGATGTTGAGTAAGCAAATATTAGATGCGAGAGACCTTGGCTCGTCGTTAAAGACATTATTGCATTCGATGTTCACAAATGCAGATCCTATGGTTATTGATGAAATAGTATCCGCTGCAAAAATTGACGACCACAAAAAGAATCAAATAATCTCGTATATTGGAGGATTTATTTCTGGCTTAATAAAATAATATATGCTCACGTGCAAATGTATTAAATGCCACAAATACAAACAAAGATCGCAAATAAGCTGGAAACAGGCTACTATTGAGTATGGTGCTAGAGAGCTATTACGTGCAAATTTTATTTGCGGTGAATGTCAGAAAAATCAACGCCAGGAAAAATTCAAATACATGCTCGAGAGATCGAGTGATTATGTGCAGTTGATGCATAAAATCTCAAAAGAGAAACACAAATACGACACTACAAAATACGGATTGCCATTTCCTCAATGCATACAAAAATTTAAAGAAACCATCGACAAATATCTTAGAGAATCGTATATACAAAATTATACTTTTATAGTTGAAAATAACAATTTAACAGGCATATTAGTTAACAACATTCCTTTTATCAAACAAATAATTTTAAAAATCTATGAAAAAACTCCGCAAATACCAAAGGCCGAAACCGAATAAGTTTGAAGATCAAGATGTGCACGTCGTTTCACGATGGCTCGCGCTGATCCGTTCAGTAAATGTCATTTTTGATAAAGCCGATAAATTAGGAGTTCACGAAGATCTTGTTGATTTATCGCCAAACGACATTCAAGATTATATTGATGATATAAGCGGGGATATTTATTTTGAAATTATGGGATCTGGCAACGCCAATAAAATCCGACCATACGCATCTCGTTTGACTGCATGAATTATATTCCTGGTGAAAAGCTTGAAGTGTTGAACGAACGATATTCATCCTTGGGATTTTCGCCTGGGGTATTTATCATACAAAATATCCGTCTCGATAGAGAGACACAAGAAATTGTCTATCGATTTACGAACGGCAAAACCATCAAATTTAAATCCATCCAAGAGGCGGAGGCGATTTTTGATAGAATAAAGGGCGTAGTCCGTGAGATGACTACGCCCTTAGGTGGTGACGGGTATTAATTGAGGTTGAGTATTAGCAGGCGTTTCCAGCACCAAGAGCAGGTGTAAGGCCAGTCGTTCTGTCGAAATCTGTAATGACTTGTGCCCCAGGAACTTTGGATTTATTGATACGGTAGTATTGATATGCCAATGTTGCATTGAATGTCATGACTTCGGCATTGCCGGTCAATTCAAATGACAATCCATTAAACGCTACTGGATATACACCAATCAAATCATAGTATCTTACTGCTTCTCCCTTAATGTTTAACAAGGCTAGCGTAATGATATTTCTGCTATTAGGCACTCCATAGCAGCCCGTGGATGTTCCATCATCGAAGATATCGTAGCTCATTTGCTCGAATGCGTTTCGAATTGAAAGATCACCAGGCAATCTGAATGTAACTTGCCAGTTGTTGCTGTTATCATATTTGGCGTTGCCTGGTACATTAAAATCCAATCCCATAAATGGTGCGGTAACGTTTTGGATAGTCCGGCCTGGCACTGTGGCTGTCGTTAGATATGCGTTTGAAATGCCACCATCTAGAGACGTTAACTCTGCCGCCAGTTTAGATAAAATGCCATCTCCATTGATCGCAGCAATGCGGAAGAGATTTCTTCGCTGAAATCCCTTTCTTTGGATTGTGTCGTAGTAGTCTTGAATACCTTGTGCCATAAAAATACTTATGATTTAACCTTGATTTTCTTTTAGGAACGCATACATATCTTCCAAAATCTCTTCGACTGCGTTGAATTGGTCCATTCTATTTGTTTTAAAATAGCCTTCAAGGAACATAATCATACTTGAGTCTGTATTTTGATTTTTTTGATACTTTTCTCTCAATGATGTTTTCTGTGAGGCTTGGGGGGTATTAGATGCTGTTTTGACATGCATTCTCTCTGGCAAATATGTATTGATGACTGCTTCTCTCTCAGTCAGTTTTGCTGCTCTTGACGCTGGTGGTGCTTCAAACGGATCCATGTGAATAGAAGGTTTGCCAAATACTCTAGCGCCGTAAATTTCATCTAGTTTATTACTCATAGGTTTGAATGTACTTATCTATCTTTGTATACAAAAACTGCATGACCACAATCCCAAATTCTGTCAAATCCATTATTCAACATGTTTTGATACTCCGATAGATTCTCATCATATTCTTTTAAGACCTTGTGTAATCTATGTTTCATAAATCCACTGCGGTGTTTGAGTGTATTGTTGATGACATACCAATAACCTGGTTTGCTGTCATGCTTATGTTTGAATCCTAATTTGTGGTATAGATCACCATTCGAATATCTCAAGTCGGCATAAGTGATGATGTTTTGTGGGTTGTGTGTATTAATGAAATATTTTAGAAGCCTCGAAGCACCACCAATGACAGTGTGGTTTAATTTATTACAAAACCGAATCATCTCCCAATCACTGTAATCACCTTTGACAATTTTACGATGACCAAAAGTCATCATAGATACCAATTGACTGTCATGGTATAGCCCATAAGAAATTTGGCTATTATCGTTTCCTTGTATATGGTTCTCGTCTAGGAATTTGACCTTCTCATGTCTATCAGTTATTTGGTGGATGGTGCACTTTCTGCCAAATATCCTTTTCGAAATACCCAATTTACTATCTATAATAGATTTGACAATTTGTTGCTTTGTTTGCCATTCAGATTCCCATATCTGGATTAATTGAATGTTTTTAGCTTTGCATTCCATATATTTATTACGATGGTAATTTTTGTCTTTTCCATTTGATTCATTGTGCCAATATATGCCATTGCATTCGATTGCTATGTTTTTTGATGGAATAAATATGTCTATTTCTTTTGGTGGTATAACGTCTCTTGAATTATTAATACACTCCAACCCAAGGGTTTTTATGTATTGATATACCTCTAATTCGAATGCACTTGATCGAGGATTGCATTGAGGGCATATAAGTGTGTTTTGCCACTGACCACTCGATATGGATCTGGTAAATTCGTGGCCACATGTCTGGTGCTTAATGTGATGTTTTCCTTCGTTTATGCCGTGGTTGGTAATCAATTCGTAGCCATTGTCTAAAAAATGTTCGGTCACTAATTTAATGCGATTTTTCTTTTTGGACTCTGCTACAAGTTGCTGGGAGCATCTTTTTGCATGGCATGATGAATAGCCAAATTTGCTATTTCGGAAGTTAAGGTGATTACCACATTTATGGCATTTTGGTGGTGTGTGTATGTTATGTATAAAGTTATAAAATACTTGTGACCATTTTATATCATCTCCATACTTAATATATCCGATTTTTAGCAGAGTAGATAGATGCGTACTATGTGTTCTTAGCAACGCTGTATTAAATGTTGAATTAGGTTGCTGAAGCCTTTCGAGGCAGAACGCCATTAAAGCATCATGTGATACTAATTCATGATTTGAATTTAAAATTTCAACAAATCCATTTTTTTTATTCTTCTCTGTGTTAATCTTTCCGTCTTTGCATGATTTCCATTTTGTAGATGCTCTCTTGCAAATGTTGTTTGAGCAAGTTTTTGAATATGGTTTGTTTTTATACCCCTTCCATTTTAATGGCTTATTGCAAGCTTTACATCTTTGCTGAGATGTGGTCTTATTGACGATACAGTAAATTCGTTCAGAACAGCATGCTTGCTCGTCTAGAAATTTGGTCTTTTCTTTTATACTTTGATACAATTCACTAGAATCAAACCCGGGTTGTCTTAGCACAGCACTATTAATGTTACCTGTTTTGGTGTATAATTGTGCTTTTATCTGTTCTATGAGTAATTCATCGTCCATTATGAATATAATTATATCATCAACATAAAATAAAAGCCAGTTTTTAGCTGGCTTTTATTTTTGAATGTATTGATTAGATCAATTCAGCGAAGTCTTGATTTGTTCTTGTTGCTACGAAGTTGACAAGGATGAACTCACTCGCTCTGACTGGCTTGAGATAAATGTCTACAACCATCTCATTTCGATCGATTACAGAACCGGTGTTATTCCGTTCATCGCACACGATCAGATAATCATACAGACCTTCATTGCGTTTTGCATTCTCAAACAGCGGTGTCAATACGTTGATTACTTGCGTTCTTGTGAATACTGTATTAGGCTCGAACACGAAGTATTTAAGAACTCTAGCAGTTGGCTTCTCAAGAGCTAAGAACAAGCGACGCACATTAATACGATCGAATGCACTTGGTTTTCTGAATAGAGTCTTCTGGCCCCAGATTACGTACCCATCGTTAGGGAAGTAGCACACAGGATTTTGTCCGATGCGATAGAGAAGATCGCGTTCTTTTTGGTTAGGATTGATTGCAAGATCTACCACATTGCGTACAATGCCTCTTGTCAATCCAGCCGGTGCAATCCATGGGAAACGATCTCTATCAGTTTCAGCCAATGCGCGCCCTGCCCACCCAGAGAATGGAACCCAGCAATAACCATCAGCGGCGCTGTCGTATACTCTCACCCAGTTTGCATATGATACTGAATATGATGTATTTGCAGCTTGATACAGATTGCGTAGCGGCCAGTATACTACTTTAGAGAATGGATTGGTTACGCGATCGCATTTGGATTCAAATACTTTGTAGTTGGTACCATTAACAAGGAGCTGGCGGAGTGGATCACTAATATGGATGTGGTCTTTGCGTGTTGATTCTGCGAAGTTGTTGAACAGATTGAAGATTGTTTTGTGAGCATCGCCAATACCATTGTCCCCAGTGAAGCTACCGTCAAATGAAGCCAATTGGGTAAGTGCTGCATTCGGTACAAATACAGTATCGTCAAAGATTTCAGACCCTAATGTGGCAGATGTTGTTCTTGTCGTAGCCCAGATAGTGCTCAGCCCGCCATCGAGAGTTATGTCGATAGGAATCAAATCTGGATTCGATACACATGCAAAAATACGAGCCAATTTATCTGGAAGATTACCGATTAATTTATTTGCATCTGTAGTTGTCGCAAATGTGCTAGCTTCATAAAGACTTCTTGATTCTGAGATGTTAGTGGACGCAATTGTTTTGCCGTCTGGCAGAACGATAAATCCTGTGCCTGATACACCAGTTGTTTTCCAGAAGCGAACCTTATTAGCTGGCTGACCGCTAGCGTCTGACCATGTAGTAGATTTCGAAATATATGGATTTACAAGTACTTTCAAATTAGAAGATGAATTATTTACAACATCTTCGATGAAGAATGATTTTGGTGGTCCTCCAAGCGGATCTGCAACTCTGCGTGACGAATCGAGCGAGCCGATATATGTCTCTACTAGAACTTTGTCGAGTGTACTATTACTCGCCCCAGCATAAATGGATTTGCGTACTTTAAAGAGACCCAAGACAATTGTATCGTTGTATGATGTTGTGTCATATACAAAATTCGGTACAGTTTCAAGAATTTCTGAAACAGAACCGGCTACACCGGCGTAGGATGCACTTAGCGCAAACCCAACTCTGCTTGAATCGACAGTGGCATATGTATTCGCACTGTTCACTGCTTTCAGATTCAGAATGTCTGTAAAATCTTGTGTAGGATTTGCTAATGCATTGTCTATAATCCCGACATAATATCCTTCTTGGATGTTATTGGACATCGACTTTGTGGTATCAATCACAATCATACCTGCGGAACTTAGTTTATTAACTCCCGTGCCGGTCGCAAATCTTGTTGCATTTGTTGCAGATAGTGCAGCAGCCGTAGCGCTCGCAGCCCATGAAATATTGTTGTTAATCAAGTCATAATACTCATCTTGTGTTAGTTCGACGTGATATGGTTCACCAAACACCAATGTATTAGAAATCAAGCTAAACGATGAAGTTGCTCCTGTTGCTGTTCCTACTGCTGCTGCACTATATGTCGACGACGCAGGAATTACAGGATACACCAGTGCACCAAATTTTTCACCATAGCTGCTGCCAGTACCACTACCATATGGAATTCTTGTAGCGATAAGATTACCACCGGAATTCAAATACTCGCGGCATGTGTGATAAAAATATCTTTCAGCTGCATTTGCCGGAGTACCATAAACAGATTCAAATTCTGAAAAACTTGTAACTGTAATTGGTTCTTCTGTAGGTCCTTGGCTTGCATATCCAAGAACCCATGTATTAGTGCCAACTGTTGGTTCAACGCGTAGGGTTAGATCGCGTTCTCTGATTTCTACGCCTGGTGATTCGATTGTACGTGCCATAATTACAATCTACTTACATTTTATCTTATGGCCGTTTTTGATTTAACTACAAATTTGTACTGAATTATTCGATGTTGGGTCTAATACGGATTCGAATTCTGTATCGCATAAAAGCTCTGCTCTGAATTGTGAATACATGAAACGAAACTCTCCGGCCATCGCTTTGCTGTCTTGATATGACCAATCAATACCACTTAGATAGACTGGGAATGCATTTGTATACGTAAATTTTATAGTCTTTGCTTTTTGGTATTCATCCAGAGCATAAACTGTCAGATTTGTTTGATATCCAATTCCTGGCATCCCTGCAACTCCTCGTGAAATATTTTTACCATCATAAATGCCATGAACATCATCAGAAATGAAGTCAAGCCATTTATATATGAACCAATAATTGTTAAAATTATTATCTACATTAAATCTTACCGAAATTGGGTCGGGTGCTTGTTTATTATGTGTTGACACCGATATTGATTGCCCTGCTAATCTTTCTGTCAGATATGGCACTGTGATTGACGGTATAACAGAGCCATATACAGTGAATTGCATCGAGTTCGAATTTAACAATTGATTCGTCCGTGCATTTTTGGTTTTTAAATGCCTTAATGCTGGTGGCGTGTCGAGTACAAGTAAAAACCTATCGACTGTTTGTTTATTGAGTGGACTAGAAAGCATATAGATAATTAATATCCTCTTGGCTGAATTCTGCTGCGCTTGGATCAAAATACACCGGCATCTGGCCTCTGAATATAGGCTCGACTGCCAATGTCAATTCACTGATCGGTGCATATTCATAAAACCCATACGGATCTACTAACTTAGAAACTTTACCATTGCGATCTCTTTCGTATACATCATAATATTTTTCAACGATGCCGTTTTCTAGTATAAAAAGAGCCCACACTGTTGCCATGACCCGATCATCCCATGTATTTCTCGAACCATTCTTTTTCCAAATGCCGTTTGAGTGTTTTACAAATGTACGAAATTCATCGATCAAGCCACCGCTTCTGACATCAACACATCTTAAGTGATTGACCCAATAACGCATATTTAATACACTATCATGTCGAACATTAGTATGGCTGAAGATTCCTCTTTTGTTTCTATCACTTTGTTTAGACGGCAGGAAGTCTAATAATCTTGTATAATGATATGATGTAACTAAGGTATCGACAACAGTGCCGCCCATGTTATTTCTTTCGATTGCAAGCATTGGCGAGCCCCACTGTAGAGCTATTTGGTATAATTTTCTAGTAAATGTCAACGGTTCAATTTGCCTATCATGGTATTCGGCGACTTGCTTAATGTTGCCAAGATCTGTAATGTCGTATATTTCCACAACTGACGCGGCTTCTCCTATGCCGTCAGATACATCGACTCCGATTGTATATACATGCGTTTTATCAGGCAAATCAAAGATCTTATAATGCCCATCGTCTAATTGCAATATAGGTTCGCGTGCTTTTTGACGCATATCATCAATGAATGCCTCATCGACAGATCCGCTACCAGTGCTGATAAATTTGTTGTCATATTCTTGAGCAAATGCTTCTTCGTCGCCGTTTAGGCTTGCAAGCATTGATTCTTTCCATTTTTTGCCTCTGCCCGGAACATCCGACCAGTGAATGGTCTCTGCGTGCCATTGATCCAAACCCTCTGTCGGGGCCACCGACGTTGCATTCTTATATATTTCATAAAACATATTGTCAGTACCATTTGCGGTACTAACTACAAATATCTGGGCCGTTTTAGAAGATGAAATTGTAGCTGACACGGATTTCCAAAATTGCGCCATGATGTTAGGTGCGATGAACGCCATCTCATCGACGATGATTAAGTTGGTTGCCTTACCACGGCCCGTATTCGGTGATGTGGTTTCGACTGATAGATATGATCCATTTTCTAGCTTCATCCCTGTTTCACCCCATTTCTCTACACCAGGCTTGAGCCAATTTGGTAATTGCTCATACGCCATTTTAACGCGGCTAAAAATTTCAATTGCGGTGTCTTCTCTGTTTGCAGCAATAACGATTCTTTGGTGTTTAATGAAACATGCTTTCCATAATGAATAAACACACATCAAAGTACTTTTACCAACCTGTCTAGATGCTAGAGTCACTACGAAACGGTTTTTGCACAGTGACTTTAAAACGCGCTTCTGTGCGGGGTATAATTCTATCTTTTTTTCTCCATCATCAATGTTAATAATAGTAAAATAAGATTGTGCGAAATAAATGAGATCTTTTTTGCATTTCGCAATTTCCTCAATCATTTCCGATGTATAGTTGTGCTTTGTTGCCGGTAATGGTAGATTTTCGTTATTGAGATAATGCGTTCGTTTTGACTGCATATAATTTTATATACTTATATGCATTATCAATTTTTATTGTTGTGTGCGAAAATGGGGCTATTCTATATAAGTACAATCTATAATCTATGAATGTCAAATTAAAACAACTTTTAGAGGCACGCAAGAAAGCAAAAGGCGCGAAGTTCAAACAAACGTCAGCTACTAAAGCTCCTGGCGATGCATTTAATGCGCCTAAAAAAGGGCTATCCGGTGCAGGCCCTGAGGGAGCAAAAACCCCAGTCAAACCAAAAAGTACCGTTAAAGAATCAAGAGTGCCTGCATTTGGTGCTAGATTCAATCGTCTATTCGAGCAAACACTTACTGAGCATGAAAATATGCTCGCAGAAGAAGATGGTGAACTATACGCTGAATATGATATGATGTCAGACGACGATCAAGTCGATTCCGATCTTATTGGTGCTGAAGGAGAAGATGTGACAATTACCCTTGATAAAGAGACGGCTAAAAAGCTTCATGCATTGCTGGCTGCAGTCATTGGTGGTGAAGAAGATGGCGGAGAGGGTGAAGAAGAAGGGGGAGAAGATTATGGATTAGGTGAGAGCAAAGATGAGGAAGAAGAAGACGATGAAGAAGTCGTTGAAGAAGAAGGTCATTATAGCATGGGAGCTGCTAATCTCGCAGCCGGTGCTAAGCTTGCACAAACAAGTACAGACAAAGTTAAGTGCAAACAGGTGGCACGCCCAGGCAAAGCAAGCCCGACAAAATCATACGACAGTAGCGGCAAGCTTAGCGCCGTTGGTGCTGCTAAACCACAACCGTTTCAAGTGAAAAGCAGTGTTGCCGCTGGTAAGGATCTTTTCTAATAGGCAGTCATATTGATAAACTAAAAAAGGAGAGCGTAAAGCTCTCCTTTTTTATTCGAATGAAATCACCAATTTCTCGTTTAAGTATTTGCTTGTTTTATTCTTGCCAATATAAAACATTAGCTCTTGATATGGTTGCGTGTTTTTGACTGCTATCTTGTCTACGCTATAATCAAAAATTATCCCATTATCTGTAATGAATATATCAAACGGAATAGGTATCGGCAGAATCTCAATAGATGGTTTGGATGTCTTGATGTAGAGGTCAAACGAAAACGCATTTATCTTTGACAGCACAAATCTGCCTGTTTTGAATACGTTGGTTCCATTAATTGATAGCTTAATGGTTTTTTGGAAGTGCTGCTTTAACGCATTTTCGATTTTGTCTATTATCATGAGTTCATGAATCTTAATTTATCTTCAGGGCTTAGCGGCAACATATTTGAGTCAAAATAGTCCCAAAATTTTGCAACTTCGTCTTCTGTCGTTACTGGAATTTGTGTAATGATCGAAGATCCCTCTGCACCAAACAATCTATATTCTTGCCAGAGAATATCCCATGCAAGAATTAGATTGCGGGCTGCTGGTGTGAATTTTAATCCACCCCCACCACCACCTTCATATCGTAGTGTAATTTTACCTCGAGGGCTATTGAGTAGACTATTACTTGTTGTTATGAATGCTCTTCTAGTTGATGCTGCCCCTGGCTTTGGATTGCGCCTAATGAATTTGACCTCAAGTACATTAGTTTCCAGCAGATTGCTTAGTTCAGTGAGTGATGCCATATTTTATTGTTCCTCTTTGAGGCTTACTTTGCCGAATAGTCTATCCTCGTTAATATATCGAACTTCGACCCCCTTATGTTTGATGCCCGGAATCCCTCGATCATTAGGAAATAGAACCATATCTCCTACTTTGACATTGTCGCTGCATTTGGGTCCCTTGAGAATAATTTCTCCTACTCTCCACATGTTATAGGTAACACCTGGGTCTACCCACAGAGAGCCTCGCTTGACAAGACCTTCACCGTTATTATCTTTATAAGCAATTGCTAGTGTATCACCAAACAATTCACTGATTTCATAGTCTTCAGGAAGTGCGGAGCTACTGTATTTTTCTAAATTTTCCATATGGGTGATTTATGTTACTTTTTGTAGATGTCAAGATCTTTTACCTTAAAATCAATTCTTTCCAAATACAACCGAACTTCTCTTTCAGAAATTTCCATATTTTTGGCAATTAATTTTACAGTATCGTCGTCTTTGCTATTTTCCGCTTTTGCTTTCTTGATGTAGTTTAATTTACGAAATTTTACTCTCGGCAATGAGGTCATAAACGCATTATACCAATCTTGCTTATCAGCCAATGCCATCCAATATCTATTGGTAGTTTCGTTCAGAATGTATGTAACTTCTGGCGAATGCATTGATAGCCATCTTTGAATGAGAAACGGCACAAAGTCATTTTCTTCTTCGAGCAACTCTGGTTGTTTCGAATAAAGGATATTTTTAAGATAATCAAATAGCATTAGAGAATTGCCGTCTTTGAGGTTGCGACAAAAATGTCATCAATCATAACATAAAACTCATTAATGACATTATTTGTAAATTTCGTTAATTTATCACTATCTCCTAATACATCTCGTGTCGAGTAAGCGAATGCTGGTGCCTTTGCTCCTGCACTGATATTCACTGCTAAGTGTCCAAGACTTGCACCATTTACTTCATGACAAATAGAAACACTAGCCTTTCCTTTTGGAAGAACCAATGAATGATGGTCTGATACAAATTCGTTGTTAACCATAATGTCGTCTCCTTCGATAGATACTCCTGGCACTCCTTCTTCCCATAGAAGCTGTGCAACTTTCGCTGCGAACAATCGTTGGAAACTTACTCCACCAAACCTGCAGACGTTTGGAAGTTCCCAAACAAACTGAATGGCGTCCTCACTGTAAATGTAATCATTCTTGAGAGCATCTTCAAGGTCAACGAGATTATCTGTTACTTCCATTGATCCTCGAAATGCCATGATATTGCCAAGCGGATGTACATTCTTGCCAAAATATCTATAAGCAAATCTTTGATGAATCAGCGAGCCGTCGTATTGTGTAATTTCTTTGTTAAACATAATATAGTGGTGATGTTGTTAATTTGTTAATATATAGCGGGATGTCTTTAGAATCAATATATAATCCTTGATAGCGCCAAAATATTTTATCTCCTTTTGCCAAAATCTTTTCAGCAATTCGATTTTTGATTATTTCGACTGCATTATTGTGGGGTCTCCAATCGTTGAGCAATTCATCTGGATAGTCGTCGAGGATAAACTTCTTGTCTGTTACCTTATATCCCCTGCGAATAATTTCATCTTTTATTTCGACATGTCGCTTGTGCAGGTATAAAATCTTATCAGTCCAAAATAAAATATGTCCTTTCCCAAGCGTAAATTCGTTGGGTACTTTTGATTTCATTTTGAATTTATTTTTTCTCAACATGCCATCCACAATAAGCAATTCAGATTGCTCTGCGATTAAATGCTGATCTAATAGCATATTAGGCTCAATGCCAGCATTGCATCTCATGGAATAAAATAAAGAGGCTTGGTTTGATAACTGTGGACTTCGATGAATTCATTATCTTTAATTTCGTATACTACTCTAGGGTTGATGCTCTGACTACATCTATTTGTAGCTGTTGAAGAAAAATCCCCAGTCTCTGGATCCATGAATAGAGTATTATCCGAACGTGTAACAAAAAGCTGATTGGTTAAAATATTATACATCCAACAAGCCCACGTTCCTTTAAATTTTTCAAAACATTGAAAGCCATGGATATGCAATTGAAACGGGATTACACTACTATCTATTTCATATGTATGATTGTCTCGAATGTGTTCGGGAATAAGCTCTTTGTGGTTTGTTAGGATGCCGTTGTGAGCAACCAACCAATTCCGATATTCAAAAGGATGGCATCTTATTGGTGTAAATGTATGACCAATCCCAGTAGGCGCTCGCAGATGACCAAGATAAAGAGATGCATCATTCGCATTGAATCTGATATCCATGTCATCACTTTTGTATATAGTGTGTTTATTATTTCTCCGAAATACTCCGCCAAAACTACTAAACCCTCTAACGGTATTTGCGTCGTATAATTCATTGAATCTTTCCAATTTAGTTGATTTAAAAATTCCGCACATATGATTAACTATACTTTGCTAAAAACCTCTTTTCACTATTTTTCCATCTTTCATTATCTGTAGAACTCAGTCCGCCTGATGCGTGTGTGACATGGATAGGAACTGTTGACATTTTCAACCCTGCTTTATTTGCGCGAAGACAAAAATCAATATCATAATGATGGAAATCGAATTGAGGATCAAAAAGCACACCATTATCCATAAGTGCCTTTCTATTAGCAGCTAAAAACAGCCCATCCATAACGATGCATCTAGATGGGGAAGGTCCAAAAGATGTTGCGAAAGATTGGTTTGTATTTGGAATATAATGATTCACAAATCCCATCCATTGTTCTCTAGGTGACATTAAATGCCAAAGTGCCGGTGATTTGATTTCTGTATTAGAACTACCAGCAAGACCCAAGATGTCGTAATTTTCAAATCCTTCTTTCAATTTTTCAAACCAAAAAATATCTTCAATTACGACATCATCATGAACACACACTACATAATCATGCTCACATTCCAAAATTGCATGGTTGTAAATTTCGGATAGGCCTTGCTTATTGTTATAAGCAACATATGTCTGGTCCGAGACTTTAGCCTTTCTCAAGAACTTTCCAAGATGGGAATTACACCAAAAATCGTAATGGTGCATTTTTGTCGCTGTGATGAAATAAATATCAGTACTTTTCATAATTCTCATTGAATGCCGTATTTCTCATAGTCAATGGAAATTGCATATTCCATGGAATCTTTTAACCCGGCATTAATAAATCCTTGTAATCTATTGGCGCATGCGACACATTCGCCGCATGAAAGTGTTTTAACACCCGGAATATAAACCGGGTCGTAGCATGTCCATGTCAGTTCGAATGGTACGTTTAATTCTGCACCTCTTCTAATGATTTCTTCTTTATTCATCGTCATTAGAGGTGCTTTAATTTCAATGCTATTTTTACGATTAAGGCAAATAACTCTATTAATTGCTTCCAAAAACTCTGCAGAAGCGTCCCAATAACCCGACAGAGTATCTGCTTGTTGTGCTCCATAATATACTTCATTTGATTCTGTGCTTTCAGCGAAACCTACCGCAGTGCTCAGCATAATCATATTACGATTAGGCACGTAACTTAGTGGCTGCGGATCTCCAAGAACATCTTTTGCTTTTGGTATGTCATATTCTCCGTTGAGCAATGCAGATGTTTGCAAGTAGTCAAAAACATGCTTCAACGAAATTTCATGTAAAATTACTTTGTTGTTCGAAAGCGCCGCCAAATGATCTACTACTGCAGCTGCTCTGGCACATTCAATGGAATGCTTTTGGCCATAGAAGAAATTCAAACAATATAAAACTTCACCTTCTTCTAATTTTGAAGCGACGTCATACAACAGCACTGTGGAATCTAAGCCGCCGCTAAAGATAATAACCTTATTCATAAATAAATATAACATACGGAAATGATGGTTGCAACTAATAAATAAATATTGTATGGCAAACCTCAAACAAATTTTCCTAAACACATTACTCGAACAGGAAGCTCCTGAATCTGAAACCAATTATGATGCACAACAAGATGAGGCACCTCTTCGTGATCGTCTTGCAAAAAATGATGTGCCTGAAGATGCATTAGACGTAGAGCCTGGACCCCCTAACACTGGATACAAAGCCGAAGTTGCCGCAGCAGAGGATTGGATTCAAAATATTGATGAGTTTGTCAAATACCTAAATGATACTGCGACTGGATCTATTAACCGACAAGTCAACGTATTAGATAGAGATAATAGTGTGTTTAAGGGAATTGCATCACGTATTTCGGATAAGGTTGCGCGTGTTTCAAGCGACTTAGCTGAACTTAAAGAAATTATTGCTGGGTTTGTTATCGCATCGGATCGCAAGGCTAAGAACATTAGAATGGCTGATTCTTTTGAAAGTGAATTAACTCCGTCTGAAATCGTGATTGAGAGATTATCACGTTGCGGGTTTGAGTATAAATCGTCATCGCCAGCATCGCATAGAATGGTGCTTGAAACAGCAGACGGTGAGTTATTTGCTGAAATCAATCAAGAAGGTCTCGTCAATGGCGAGAGCATTGATGAGTACATGGAACGTCTTAATGCAGAATACAACATCACTGAACTAATCGATGATGCCGATGAAACCATTATCGGTGAAGATGTTATCATGGATGAAAAAATCGTCAAGCAAATTAAAGAAATCGATGTAAAATTGGCTACAAAGTGGGACTACGATTTATACATCAAACGCCGCGAGCTTTTGTCTAAGATGGAAACTAACTACATTGATGTCGCCAAAAGCTTAGTCGAGGGTGATTAATTTATTTGCATGTATGATGCTTTTGCAGCAATGCCGTTCTTAGCATGCTTTAGTAGAATTTGATAAGGAAATTCATTTATTTTCTTATCAATGCAAATATCATTGATATCTTTATATATAGATAACGCAGCCGGCCATACAAATACGGTTTCCCCTTTGTCTACTAATTCAATAAATTTATCAGTAACATCTTCATTGCGATCTTGATATGGATTGTCCAAAACCCATACAATTTTATAAAACGCCTTTAGTGTTTCTAATTGGCTCTCTTGTTTTGGAGTGCATGCAATTCCCGCAACTGCTACTCCATTTTTGACAAAGCATGCGTCTACAGGGCCTTCAAAAATAAAGCAATAGTCAATGTCGTTATTTACATTATTCAAATTGAATATGCTTTTGTCTGAATTGATTTTTGACAAATATTTTGGGCCATCGTCATTGTCATTTATTTTTCTAGATTGGTAAAAGCAGATTTTATTACCAATATCGTAAAATGGGATGATAATACGATCTCCGTGGTATTTGTCCTTGTGTGAAAAATAAATCGCCTTTGGTCTGTTTATGGCAGTATCTAATTTTCTCATTTTAAGATACTTAACTGCTTTCGTTACAGCAGGGTCACTTTTATAAAAATCGATTACATTATCATCTAGCAGATTGATTGCATCGGTGGGTAGGTCCGGAATTGTGTATGTCTGTGATGATGCCTCTAATTTCTTAAAAAATTTGCCACCGGTGCCCATATCAAATCCATAATTTTTCATGGCATCATTAACAATTTGAGACGGGCTTTGTCCTGTGACCTCTTTAATCCACCACAGCGCCGTCCATGAGTTTTGACAATTATGGCAAAACATTGAATTTGAACCTGGGTAATAGTAAAGCCTTTTTTTCTTTAACCAACTTTTACCTTCTCTGCATATTGGGCATGATGCGTTATATTTGTCCCCAACTCGCCGAGCTTTGCCTGCATGAAGGTAAAACTTCTCAAGCACATAATCAGCTGGTAAATTATTGTCAAATTCGCTCATCTCTCTAAGTATAAATAAGGACTATATGAATTATAACGAATTGGTTGCATATTATCAAGTGAAATTATTAGGTGAAAAGGATTATCGTGGGTACAATCCTGATAATTTCGACCGTAAACATCAGAACATCACTACAACCAAGGACAAAAATCAATTTCGTCCTTACAACAAGGTATCACAGACACTAACGACATCTGCCGACCAAATGCTAAAGAATATAGATAAATCTGCTCCTGGCTCGATTATGAAAGTAACAGACCCAATAGCACAAGAAATAATGACATTCTATAACGTACGGCCTACCGAAAAAGAACCCGAAAAGAGATTGAACTCTGCTAATGGGTTAATGCTCATTCTCATAAATGGTGCATACTCATTGAAAAAAGAATAAACTCAATTATGTATTGCCCAGAACCTCAACCATATAAATTTAATCTAGCAGCTGGTGCCGACGCCGACAAAGGACCAATACCTGCTTTTTTGGATTTGTTAGGAAAATGGCCTACGTCAATTCCTCTCAAGACTATGTGGTCTGTAGAACTGACAGTGCCTCGAGTGATGAATACATATTTGTCTGAGCCTTTATCAAATCCATCAATATCATATGGCGTGAAGGGGGCCGACGCTGCAAAATCATGGGATGTAGATGATCAGCGTCAAGAGATTGTGACAGCAACTACAAAAGAAATAAATGGGTGGTATTTGGGAAATATGTTGGCTACGGGTGTTGATTTTATATCTGACGGGATTACAACTAAAAGGGCTGCTGTAGAAAAATCTGCTGGTTACTTGGGTGGTATCCTTACTGAGGGTCGTAATGAATTAGATGCGTTGCGTATATCTTTTCTCGAGACTAATATATCATATGTGGATACTGCAATTCGCCCATGGATGA